AAAGCCATCAACATAATCAGGTGGTATACAAATGATATGATATTGGTTAGCTGTATCAACAGTGAATTTGTAAGGTGGATAGATTTCTATCCCTAACCAATCTCTGCCAAGAAGTAACTGAACCATCTTCATCTTTTCATGCCAGAAGATTCTGTCGCTCTTGTCGTTTCTTTTGATAGATAACCATGCACACTTACCTTGGATATCAGGGTGGTGTACCATTTCATCTGCATACTTACCCTTGTAAAGCAGCACAGTGAACAAACTGTTTTTCCATATCTCAGCTTGTTCTTCAATATGTGCCACTCTCAAAGAGTCTTTGTAAAGTATTTCTCGTCTTTCATCAGATATAGTTTCGCCTTGGTCTTGAAACATCTTGACTAAGGTTTCGACTCTGTTGGCTGCAAAGTCATCAGGTAGCTTAACATTGCCTAAGCATTCGAAGTTACCACCTTTCATGCTAAAATCCTTATATCTTTGTTACCTTTCGATGAAACAAGTTTATCCCATGCTTGTCGAGATAGAGTAGCCTTAGCATTGCCACCAGACTTGCATAGCTGCTTGGTGGAACAGTATACCCACTTATGTCCTACGATTACCCATATACTTCTGTAGTCACCTCCCAAAGTATCTGGACAGTATCTCATAAGGAATAGCTTGGCTTTATCCCATTTCTTACCCATAGGTCTGCCTTGTTTTCTTGGTGTTTTTATTTTGTGTTTTCTCATTTGATTTTCCTTCAATGTTATAGGAAGGCAACAACCATTGCTGCCTTCTTGTTAATTGTGAATGTCGATCATCGTCTTGAATGACTACGACTAATTTATAGCGATTTCAAAAAGCAAACGAACACGAGTCGTTAAACTATGTTCAACATTTATTATAGTGATTAACGAACAAATGTCAACATTGTTGATTTTTCACTTGTTTGTTAAAATGTTTTTTGATCTCATGTGTGTCAGGATATTCTCCACAAACTTCACATACATATCCAGAGATAAGATACATATCGTTGTCACTATCTGGAACCTCTTCTTCAAACCATTCAAGGTGATCTAAACAGTTATGTTTTTTCATCTTCACTCTCCTCTTGCACTTTAAAAGTTACAGTTACATAACCAAACTCATCAGTTGCCTCATACTTATGAGTCGGACAAGTGGCAAGCCACTCCCAAAATTCTTCTCTATTCATTTGATTATTCTCCATACTCTTCAGGACAACAATCACTACAGTACAACTCATCTCTAAAGAAGAAACCAGTTTCAGGGTACGCAAGCTCTCCACAGTCAAAGCACTCTCTATCGTAAACATAGCTCATACACTCAACTTTTGAGTTGGCTACATATTCAATACTTGTATAAGTAACCTCGCCACATTGTTTACAATCTTCGTAGCTATCACCTATTTTAAAAAATGTTTTTGATATGTTTTTAACCATTGTTTATTTTCCTTCTGTTTTATTATTCACTGATAGATCAGCATCTATTTTTTCTAAAATAACGTCATCATAACCTTGAGCTATCCACTCGTCATAATGCTCTTTTGCTTTTTCGTAGGTGGTGTAATAATCATCACAACCACCAACCCAAACTACATATTTCCATTTCATTTGATTTTCCTTTCTTTTATTGATTAAAGTTTTGCTTGTTCTTCTCTAAATGTTTTACGCAATAGTGTCGTGAGTGAGTAAAGCTGCTCGTCAGATATGCCACGAAACCCATAATATTTTCCATGTAGATAAAGTTCTTTTCTTATACTTGATACAGTAGCTTCTCTCAGAGTTTCGAAATCTCTTTTTATTGCTTGATTTAGTTTAACAAATCTTGATTTTTCCATTGTTCGTTTTCCTTTCTTAATTAGTTTTTGGAATGGCTAGTAAAAAGAAGAAGCCTGAGTTAATAAAAAATATTATTCCCATAACTGCACACACTGAGTCCTTTAATCTATCAAGTGTGAAAAGTCCTTCCATTGCTGTGCTATCCATTGAGTCTGCCATAACAAACACAATCATTAAGCTAACAACACCCATAAGTATCATTAACAACCTTGCTGTAAATTCTAGTTTAGTCATTTCATTTTCCTTTCTTGGTTGTAAGGCAGCCGTTAAGCTGCCTTGTTAGTATTTGCCTTTTCGTTTAGATCGTGCATGAAGTCCACACCTTGACTTGCTAAGGTGCAAGCCTTGAATATGGCTTTCTTGTTTTCCTTCAGGCACTTCGACCAACTATCAAGATAAGCGATAGTGTCTTCACTTGGCTCTTGTAGTAGTCCAAAATCGGACAGCAAGAAGGCTGCACCAAGTTCGGCTACTAACTCTTCAAAAGCATAGGAAGGTCTATCATATGTGCTTAAACCGCGCTTGAGCCTATGATCTGAGCCTGTCCAGTGTAAGTATTCATGCGACCTGACTGAATACGCTGCTGAAGAACTTGAGAACCTTGAGAACTTAGGCATATGTATTGAGTCATCGGAAGGTCTATAGAATGCGCCACCATTACTCTCAAATTCCTTCGCACCTTGGTTGCTAAAGAACTCTTCAATATAATCAATCTTGCTATCTTGATTTTGCTCTAGTTCTTTTTCATCTTGCTTACTTGGAAAAAACTTTTCTGGTAAGCCTTCAACTTGGCAAGCATTAAACACTGTAAAAGTTCTAAGCATAGGAATGCCAACTTCTTGTACAGTTTCAACACCATTAGAGTCGGTTGTCTTTTCTTCTCTTGTGAGCTGCTTATAGAAGACAACCATAGTTCCTTTAGAACCTTTAATAACCTTGCCACCTAATTCCTGAGCCTGTTTAAACGTCATGAAGTAAGGGGAGTCAAAACCATTCATACTTGATGACATAAGAAGCAGCAAGGCATTGATACCCTTGTAAGGCGTACCAAATGGAACTGATCGCAAAGGTCTAGATATTGCTTTGCCTGACTTCCAAGATTTAGTCCAGTTCAACTTCTTATTGTTAGCCTTGGCGTAGTCAATAGCTGCCAATACTTGATTAGTAATTACTTGGTGTACATCTTTTTTCTGTCTTTTAACCATTGTTTGTTTTCCTTCTATTAGTTTTTTATTATTGATTTTGTTTGTTCATTTATTCGATTGAAGCATTAATTTGATCTCCTATAACTTCATCTTCAATTTGCTGCTCACTTAAGCCTGATAATTCAACAAACTTTTTAATTTTGTTTTCGAGAAAATTAATTTCTGATTTAGCTTTTCCAAGAGAGGAACAAGTATCCATTAATTTTTCAATTAATTCATCGTATTTCATTAGTTCACCTTTCTATTAAGTTTGAAAGGCAGCTTAATTGCTGCCTTCCTTGTTTGATTTCATTTACCAAGTTGCGTTATGATCAACCAAGTTAATGACACCATTTAAACAATGTCTTTTTGTTGGATAGGTTTCTTGCCAGTGATAATCTTCATAGTCCCCAACATCGTCAAAATCTGGTAGGTACTCTAATAAATCCCATTCAGTGGAAGGTAATTCCCTTTTTTGTATCTTAAATTTTCTTCCTTTATATTCTGTTAAATATATAGGCTGCACATATGGTGCATGATATTCGTGTTTTACTGTTTTTAATTTACTCATTTGTCACCTTTCTTTTTAAGTTGATCTAGTGATCTTTGTACAGTGTCAGCTAGATAGTAAGATTGGAAAACCCAACCTGAGCCGTATTTCTTGCCACGATACATAGTTGCAAATGGTGGTCGCTCACCCTCAAAAGCATAAAACCAAACGTAATATCTAGGGTTTCCGTTTATATCGTTTGGCAATCGTGTTGCATTATCTGCAATTTCTTGCGCTTGTTTTGAAATATTGTTTTCCATTATTTTTGCACCTTTCTTGATTCAAATCCTAAAATGATGTTCGCCATAAAACGCCAGTAATTATCAACTATCTTGAAAATTTCTTTATCTGTTGGATAAAGGTTATACTCAATAGAACCCATTTCCCCTGCTAATTGATAAATTGAGCCGTTGGTGTATTCGATATCCAAAGCTAACCCTTGTAGCCATTCAGTCATGGCTGCAAGCCTTCCAACTTGGTTGACTCTCCAACCATACTCACTATTAAACCTATCAAAAATATAATTGATCTTGTCAGCTTCAGAGCTTATTGGGTTGCCTTCAATATCCTCATGAATGTTCCCTAAAATGTACTCTTTATAATTCTTCTTGTATTCTGTGTGATGTAATTTAGTCATGTTTGATTTTCCTTGTTTTATTAATTTTATATTTCGTTGTTATAGACTTGCTTACACTTAACGCTGATAATGTTACCAACTATCCTAAGCAGCAAATCAACATCATGGTCTGATATGTTTTTGTTATCGAAACCATATTCTTGAATATCAGTTGTTAAAACGTGTCTTAATGATTCAACTGTATGCTTCTCAATTTTCTTGTGATCTTCTTGTATTATCTTGGCTAGTCCTGAAAATGGGTTAGTCATGTTTTGCTTTCCTTTTCTGTTGGTTACGCTCTAAAGATACCTAAGCTGCTTAGATATCATCACAGCGTAAACTGTGTTAAACACAACCCTAGGACTTATCGCCACCGCTTCTGCCACACCTTGAACTGACTAGGTGCTTTTAGGTTGTTATGGTCGCCACGTTAAGGTCTGGCTATCGTTTGTACGCTTGGCTCTAGGTAGTTTGGGCTTAATCTTGTTAGGTGTGATTAGAATGCTTCGTTTGAAGCAGAGCGAATTCGACCCTTGTACGTTCCCCATTGAGCGTCCCCTGTTTTGATATGAAACTTGCGATGTCTGGTTTGTGTGTGTTTCCTTCGTTGTTGCTGTTGAAACAACTTATGGAATCGTTTTTAAAAAGTGTCAACAACAATCGTCAACATAATGTTTCAACAATGTTCAACAAAGTACACCAATAGCCAATAAAAAAAGGTGTATGAGCTTGATAAAAAAAAATTAATAAATTATGTTAAAAAGATTAAAAACCATGAAAAAAGGTGTTGAAATGGTAGAAAAAAACGAATCAAACAATAAACCTGAGTTGGTGGTTTTAGATAGGCTTTCAGGGTTAACAGATAAGCAAGAGAAGTTTTGCCATTATATCAGTCAAGGCATGGCTCAGAACGAAGCTTACATAAAATCAGGTTACAGCAGAAATCAAGCAGCCAAGACAATACACGAGAATGCGAGTCGCTTAATGGCAAATAGCAAGATCGTAGCAAGAATAAAAGCGTTAACCATAGATAAAGCTGAAGATATCAGAACTAAGAGGGCAAGATTAGAAGCCTACGTTTTGGAACGGCTAAGGCTCGAAGCAGAAAACGCAGAAAGTGACTCAGCAAGGGTTCAGAGTTTGCATTTAATTGGGAAAACAATTGGACTATTTGTGGACAAAGTGGAAGTTGAAGAAGCAGATTCAGACCTTCAGAGCCTAGAAAACAAGCTAAAAGAGAAACTTGAAAAGTTAAAAGTCATATAAAACAATAACTTAGCTATAGTTTGGCGCATAATCTACATTATGTTATTTTTTTTTGGCATTAAATCACCTAAAAACCATAAAAAATAGACCCCACCTACCCCCACCCCCCATGTATACGCACACACATACACGCATATATATATAGTAATCTGCTCAAATAATTTGGTAAAAAATGCCAAATATCACTTTGACGTTAATAAGGTGTCTATTTTGTTTTCTAATCTGGATAGGTGTTCAAACAATCGGTTGATATCATCTCTGTGTTCAACCTTGTTCATGTATTGCTCTCTGGTTTTGTTGAGGAGTATATCGATACGTTTTATTTCGTCACGTTGGGTTTTAATGTACCACGCCAGTGGTGCAATCACTAAGGTGATTAAGAGGTTCCACATTAAGAATGGTTCAATTACCACGATAAACTCCTTTCATGTTTTACATGGTATACCATGTTTCTTTTCAAGGTATACCATAATACATATTATTACATAATATGTTTGGTTAATCATGGTATGTGGTATACCATGATATATGGTTAACCATATCTGTAAAGGGAAATCTTTTGTCTGAATACAAAAAATATCATTCCTCTGATAAAATGAAGAAGGAGAGGGCTTTACGCAATAAGAATCGTAGGGCAGCGATACGCCAAGGGAAAGTCAAGAAGGGTGATGGGAAACATATTGATCACAAGGATGGCAATCCTAAAAACAATAGGAAAAAGAATCTTCGTGTGGTATCGGCAAAGAAAAACCGAAAGAAGCAATAATGGAGTTATCCCAATTCAAGGATAAGATTGATTTACTTCCTCTGGATCAAAAGAGGGAGATATTGGAATTACTGGAGAAGTATGAAGAAGCCAAGGGCAGGGAGAGTGCCAAGGAGGGTTTCTTGCCTTTTGTGCATATGATGTGGTCGGCATTTATTGGTGGATCGCATCACAAGATTATGGCGGAGGCATTTGAGAAGGTGGCACGAGGGGAATTGAAGAGATTGATCATTAATATGCCCCCACGGCACACCAAGTCGGAGTTTGCCTCTTACTTATTTCCTGCATGGTTTCTTGGGCAATACCCAGATAAAAAGATTATTCAGACGGCACACACGGCTGAGTTAGCTGTTGGTTTTGGTAGGAAGGTGCGAAACCTGATACAGTCACCAGATTATCAAAAGATATTCAAAGGTATTAGTTTATCGGCTGATAGTAAGGCTGCAGGACGGTGGAGTACGAATAAGGGTGGCGATTACTTTGCTATTGGTGTTGGTGGTGCTGTAACTGGTAAGGGTGCTGATGTTTTGGTGATTGATGATCCGCATTCGGAACAGGAGGCACAGTTAGGGCAGTATAACCCAGAGGTGTATGACAAGGTGTACGAATGGTATACTTCAGGACCACGGCAGAGATTACAACCAGGTGGTGCGATTATCTTGGTGATGACACGATGGGCTAAGAGAGATTTAACAGGTCAGATACTAAAAAGCATGGAGAACAAGTCAGGGATTGACGATTGGGAAGTTATTGAGTTGCCTGCGATCATGCCGTCAGGAAAGGCATTGTGGGGAGAGTTCTGGAAGTTAGAGGAGTTGGAAAGTCTAAAAGCTGAATTGCCAGTTGCCAAATGGAACGCTCAGTATCAGCAAAACCCTACATCCGAAGAGGGAGCGTTAATAAAACGAGAATGGTGGAGATTGTGGGATAGCAATAACCCACCCCCCTGTGAGGCGATAATACAGTCTTGGGATACAGCGTTTCTGAAAACAGAGCGTAGTGACTATAGTGCGTGTACCACTTGGGGTGTGTTTTATCATCCTGATGAAACTACAGGGATAGAAAAGACACACTTGATACTGCTTGATTCGTTCAAGGCAAAACTGGAGTTTCCAGAATTAAAACGAGCAGCGTATGACAAATATATGGAATGGGAGCCAGACCAGATGGTTGTTGAAGCAAAGGCATCAGGTGCGCCTTTGATGTTTGAGCTTCGTGCTATGGGTATACCTGTCACGGAGTTTACACCTACCAGAGGTAACGATAAGATTGCCAGAGTAAATGCCGTAACGGATTTGTTTTCGAGTGGCACTGTTTGGTATCCACCCACACGGTGGGCTGATGAGGTTATAGAGGAATGTGCCTCTTTTCCCTCTGGCGATCACGATGACTTAGTTGACAGTACCACACAG